AAAGGCACACCTACTGCAAAACCACCTGGTGCTACACCACCTGTTGGTTCTGAACCAATGAAAAAATTAAAAGGCCAACCAGCTAGTGAAGTTTCACAAACTGTTGTGCAAGCACCAAAAACTGGTTATGACGCAATTCGTGATCGTAAACCTGGCGCATTAGCTACACAAAGAATGTCTAAAAACCCAGGTGCCACATTCGCATCTTATGGTGAAGAATTTAGTGTTGCTGATGATGTTGCTGCTCTTATGGAAGGCGAAGATCTTTCTGAAGAATTCCAAGCAAAAGCTACAGTAATTTTCGAAGCAGCAGTTTCTGCACGAGTTGATTACATCGTTGAACAAGTTGAAAACGAATTACTCGAAGAAATGCAAAATGCGATGGAAGACATCAAAGAAGAACTTGCTACCAAAATTGATGATTACTTAAATTATATGGTAGAAGAATGGATGTCTGAAAATGAGATCGCAATCGAAAAAGGTTTAAAATCAGAAATCACTGAAGATTTTATTACAGGGTTGAAGAATTTATTTGTTGAACACTATATCGACATTCCTTCCGATAAAGTTGATGTTGTTGAAGAGTTATCTTTGAAAGTTGAAGAACTAGAAGAGTCTCTAAATGATCAAATCAAACGCGGTATAGAATTGAAAAAAGAGTTGAACGAACAATTGAAGTACGAAGCTATCCACACAGCGTGTGATGGTTTATCACAAACACAAGTAGAAAAAATGAAAGCACTTGCAGAAGGTGTTGAGTTTACTTCTAGCGAAGAGTTTGAATCTAAGTTAGAAACTTTGAAAGAATCTTATTTCTCAACAAGTATCTACACAGCAGATAACTATGGATTGGATGATGAAGTTGTAATAGTACAAGAAACTAAAACTCCTAAATCACAAGATCCATTGATGGAACAATATGCTAAATCAATTTCACAAAGTCTAAAATTATAATCGAGGATAAAAAATGTATTTAACTGAAGAATTACAAAAAAAATGGCAACCAGTTCTAGAACACCCAGAACTAGAATCCATTAAAGACCCATACAAAAGAGCAGTTACTGCTTTAGTATTGGAAAACCAACACCAAGCTATGGCACAAGATCGCCAAGCATTAAACGAAACTACTGAAGCTGGTCCAACTAACGTTGCTGGTGGTGTACAAAACTTTGATCCAGTATTAATTTCATTGGTTCGTAGAGCACTTCCAAACTTAATTGCATATGACGTTGCTGGTGTACAACCAATGACTGGTCCTACTGGCTTGATCTTTGCAATGAGAGCACGTTATGATGCTCAAGCAAACACTCACGCTGAAGCATTTTTCAACGAAGCAAACACTGTATTTTCTGGTGCTACTTCTGCTGCTAACCCATATGGCTTCCAAGGTACTTTAGCTACTGATACTGCTAACACTTTCCAAAATGTTACTAGTGGTGCTACTACTACTGGTATTGGTATGCCTACTGCTACTGCAGAACAATTAGGTGTTGCTGATGGTTCATTCCAACAAATGGCATTTTCTATTGAGAAAGTTACTGTTACTGCACAATCTCGTGCATTAAAAGCTGAATACTCATTAGAACTTGCACAAGATTTGAAAGCAATTCATGGTTTGGATGCTGAGACTGAATTGTCTAACATTCTTTCTACTGAAATTCTTGCTGAAATCAACCGCGAAGTTATCCGTACTATCTACACTACTGCTGTAGCTGGTGCTCAATATGGTACTACTACTGCTGGTTATTTTGACTTAGATACTGACTCTAATGGTCGTTGGTCTGTTGAAAGATTCAAAGGTTTAATTTTCCAAATCGAACGTGATGCTAACGTAATCGCAAAACAAACTCGTAGAGGAAAAGGTAACGTATTAATCGTATCTTCTGACGTTGCTTCTGCTATGGCAATGGCTGGTGTATTATCTTATACTCCTGCTTTACAAGCTGACCTTCAAGTAGACGATACTGGTAATACTTTTGCTGGTATGTTACATGGTCGTATCAAAGTTTACATCGATCCTTATTTCGGTGGTTATACTTCTAACCAAGAATTAGTAACTGTTGGTTATAAAGGTACTTCTCCATATGATGCTGGTTTATTCTACTGCCCATATGTTCCTTTACAAATGGTTCGTGCAGTTGATCAATATACTTTCCAACCTAAAATCGGCTTTAAGACAAGATATGGCATGGTTGCTAACCCATTTGCTCAAGGTTTAGCTCAAGGCAATGGTGCATTAAATGCTCGTAGTAACGTTTACTACCGTATTTTCGGTGTGAAAAATTTGATGTAATAAGTTGTTGGTTTATAAGAAGTTTCCATAAACCAACCCCTAATTTAGGGTGTGTCTTCGGATACACCCTTTTTATTTCCTACCAAATAGCAAAAGAAAGCGTACCACAATCATATATTTTAGAATATCCCATATCAAACATAATCTCTTGTTCAGTTCTAGTGTCCCCAAATACCGAAATCTTAGACTTAACAAAATTAGATCTATGTAATCTCTTCTCGACATTCTTGGCCACATAATGATATCCAGGTTTATTGGTTGCTATTAATGTGAATCCATTGTTAATATATACGTCCCCATTGGAATAAGTTCTGTCGGCATACGATATAATAGACCCTTCATTATTTTTCCTAAAGTGTTTTAGTAGTTTAGAGAATGCTCCAACAACACAGTAATTTTTCTTGATAGCAAAACGAATCAACTCCCATTTATATTTCTTTGAATATCTTGACACCCCAAACGTCATGACAGCTACAAGGTCTTCACCAAAAAACATACCATACTTAAACCTACTCTTATCTTTTCCTTGTATGTGATTATCATCAAGAAAATTATTCTTATCACTGACACATATTTCTTTTATTATACATTTACGAGCAAATATTTTGTACTGATTGTTGTGCAATTTATTGCTGATGAAAGACTTCCACACACTCGACCTCTCTTTCCAAGAATCAGAGAATATGTGCAGCAATTGTATGCCTTGTTCATTACAAAGTTTAGTTTTTGTGTAGTGATAGTTACTATCCTTTCTACCAGAAAAGCTAGATTCTTCTGGCCTATAAATGTGTGAATATAATCCATTATACTCAATGGCTAATTTTATTTCTGGAAGATATATATCCAATTCTAATGATCCGATAACACCACGTTTATCTAATTGTATTTCCCCTTCATATATGGATTTTATGTAATCAGAAACTTCAGCACATTCAGCGGAACTTTTATTGGATAATCTATCATATGAATTTGCTTCATTCGCCATTATATTGTGTGTGGCCAACCATACAGATACCATGCTTTTACTAACACCAAGTTCAACTCCTATATCAGAACATGTTCTATGTTTATTTTTATGCTCATCATACATCCAATCTTTATCCGACAATTTCATTACGGCACTTGGATGTGAGCAATTATATTTGATATTTGGTATGTTATGAATGCCTAGCCACTTGTTCACAGGAGTGATAGAGATACCAAGATCTTCTGCTATAACTTCCTTAGATTTTTTCAACACTATTCTTTCATTGTACAACCAATCCCTATTACTAAGTAGCACCTCCACAGTTTTAATGACGGTTTTTGATGCTCTAGAACACTTTGGTGAGCAGTATGTAGTGAACCCAAGTTTAGAATTAAGTCTGTTCACAGTACAAAAACTATCACAACTTTTACACTTAGGAATTTCGTGTATATTGTTATTTACACAATATTTTCTAGTCCCTAACACAACTCCAGACACATTATCTAGGAATTTGGTTTGGTTTATTAATAACTCACGATATAGTGGAGTTTTTGAAATTTGCTGTGTTGTCTTGGATAGACATAGATCGATAAGTTCTTGAGAATATTTCATGCCATTTCCTATAAATTTTAATATACAAAGTATATCATGATTCTAATGATTATCAATATCTCTATGTATAAATAAGTAATATCACACGAGGATTATCATGTCAGCACTAGATAGATCACCCAGCAACACAAATCTACTACAACCCACTAAATTTTTATTAACAATCGATAAGATACCAGCAACACAGTATTTTTGCCAAACAGTTAATATTCCGGGGATTGGCCTAAGCAGTACTACATATAATACACCATTGGTAGATATTCCAGTAATGGGTAATAAAATAGAATATGAAACACTAGATATAAAATTTCTAGTGGATGAACAATTACAATCATGGAATCAAATTTATAACTGGTTTCTAGCAATTGCATCACCAGTATCTATAGCAGATAGAGTTTCTAAAACAAATGCCATGAGTAACACTGTTAATAAATCTTTACCAAATTATTCGGATCTAACTATTACTATATTGAGTGCATTGAACAATCCCGTAGCAAGAATACAATTTACCAATGCATTTCCAATATCATTATCAAGTATAGAACTAGATACTAAATCATCATCTGATGATATTATCACAGCAGAAGTATCATTTAAGTATCAATCATTCGAAATAATTGATGCATAAATAATCATGAGCTATGCTCATGTTACGAAGTAACACTATCAACACTGCTTCGCATCAGCCACTTCGTGTCTGAGGTGC